ATGGAAAATATCGATGGTGCATTATCCTTTAGGGCTACTCTGGATATTGACGATTTCAACGTATCGGCACAAGCAATGGAGAATAGGATCAAAGATTTCTCCAGCAGTGCCATTGATGAGGTTGAGAGCGTTGAGGATGTTTTCCAATCCTTTGCTAAGAGGGCTGGAGAATATATCTCATACTATCTGGTAGGGCAAGGCATGATGGGCTTGCTCAATAGCATTGTGCAAGTGCGTGGGCAATTCCAACAGTTAGAGATTGCCTTTGAAACCATGTTAGGGAGCCAGAGTAAGGCAAAATCCCTCATGGATCAGATGGTACAGACAGCAGCTAAAACACCGTTTGACCTCATGGGAGTTGCGGAGGGTGCCAAACAGCTTATGGCTTATGGTGTATCTGCCGATAAGGTCAATGATACCCTGGTAAGGCTGGGAAACATTGCCTCTGGGCTTTCCATACCTCTCAATGATATTGTTTACCTCTATGGTACCACGATGGTACAAGGTAGGCTATATGCACAGGATGTTAGACAGTTCACTGGTAGGGGTATTCCTCTGGTGAAAGAGCTGGCGGAGAAATACGGTGTTACCGCTGATAAGATCAATGAAATGGTTTCGGCTGGTAAGATCGGATTCCCAGAGGTTGAGGAAGTGATCAACAAAATGACTAACGCTGGCGGTCAATTCTATAACCTCATGGAGAAACAATCCGCCTCCCTTACTGGGCAGATCTCCAACCTGGAGGATGCCTGGGACACAGCTCTCAATAATCTGGGCGAAAAGGGAGAGGGTGTATTCTCTACAGCGATCAGCAGCGCAACTTACCTGGTGGAGCACATGGAGGATATTCTGCGTGTGCTCACAGCCGTAACTGTAGCCTATGGCTCATATAAGGCAGCAGTGGTGCTCCAGACACTTGTAACTAAGGGTTACACTGGTGTTGCTCTTATTGACAATACAGCCCGATCTGCAAAGCTGGCTCTTATGAAACTGGATGCAACTCTCACTGGTAGAGTGGCAGCCCAAACTAAGGCAATGACCGCTGCGGAGGAGGCTCACGTTGCAGCCCTACAGCAACAGCTCACAGCGGAGGAAAATGCCAACCTGGTAAAACAACTCCGTATCAATGCGATTCAGCAACTCCTCACAGTTCAACAGCAAGAGTATCTATCCAACCTCAATATAACCGCCTCTAATGCCAACTATGAGGCGGTGGCAATGGGTGTGCTCTCCGTTGAGCAAAGAGAGGCATTGAGCAAACTGGATCTGACCTCTAAGAGTGCCATATATCGTGCAGCTCTGGAGCAAGAGGTGGCTGGCAAGGTAGCCAACCAAAACGCCACTCTCAACGCCATGAGATTGAGCGTTAAGGAGGCTGCTGCGAAACTCCAGGCAGCCAAAACAACCGCCATAGCATCCACACAGGCGGTTGAGGCAGCCAGATATGAGGTTTACTGGGCAAAACAATCTGGTGATGCAACCAGAATCGCAACAGCGGAGAAAAAGCTGGCTGGTGCGATCGACAACCAGACTATGACCAGAAAGGCAGCCCTGGCAGCCCAAACGGATTTCTACACCAAAAAGAAACAACTTGAAACGGCTGCAACAGTGCAAGGCAGAACTGCTGCTATTGCTGATACTGCTGCCACAAAAGCTCAAACAACAGCCAAAGGCTTACTGAGTATCGCAACCAATAAGGTAACAGCCTCTTTGCGTACATTGTGGGCTACGATGGCAGCCAATCCTATTGGGGCAATTCTTTCCGTTCTGGGTCTGCTTATCAGTGCATTTATGATATTCGACAATTCCACGGAGGAAGCTACTGATGGAATGAGTGAATTTGATAAGTCCACCAGAGAGGAGATCAATAACCTCCAGTTGCTCTTTTCTATTTTGGAAAATAGCAATAAGGGCACTAAAACTCATACAGAAACTCTGGAGAAGATCAACGCTGTATGCCAGGAATACAACAAAACACTACTGGATGAGAATGCAACACTGGATGAACAGAAATTAAAATATCTGGAACTCACAAAAGCAATCCAGGCTACTACTGCTGAAAAGATTAAGATGAAGTATGCTGAACAGTATATGAACGATCTTACAGAGAAATCTAACAGCAATAACTCTGCATTCGATACCAGATTGAACTGGTTAGAGTATAATACTGGGCGAACCCGAAAAGTTTCAGACAGCGAGGGTAATGAATACACTGCTCCTATTACGGCTGCTGCTGAAAACATCCGAAATATGACACCAGCCGTTAGAGAAGCGATCCGAGGAATGGTTGAATCTGGGGCACTGGAGCTTGCTAATCTAACTGGTGATAATTTTACTAATAGATACAATGAAGTTATCACCCAAGTAGTAAACTCCACAAAATCCGCCACTGGTGCTACCGATGCTGAAATGAAATCTTTTCAAGGGCAACTGGAGATATATCTTAATAAGCAAATTGCCGATGCTAAGACATATAATGAGCAAATCAAATCCTTATCTGGTATGCTCGACCGTTTCTTTGCCCCCAGAAAAGATAATACAACGGAGGCAGTATTGAGTGCTGAATCATCTTTTGAGGAATTGGAGGCAAAGATCCAAGAAACCCAAAGAGAAATAGATAAGATAAACGGCAAAACCGTTAGGGTTGATGCTGATACAACCCGATTGCGAGAGCTGTTATCTTTGCTTACTCAAATCCAGGGATATGTAAATACCAAAACAGAAAATCTAAATACAGAGGCTGGCATTAACAGCCGTATAAAGCAACTCCGAGAAGAAAGAGCAAATGTTGAAATTAACAGTGCCAAATATAGAGAGCTTTCCAGTCAAATAACAACCCTGGAAAATAAGATCCCTAAGGCTGGTGGTGAAAGATCTGGCAAATCTGGTGAAAACAATACTGCCAGGAATGCCGAAACTTTGTTGCAGAAACAACTCCTGGCTGCAAAACGCCTGGAGGAGGCTCGTATTGCCATTATGGAGGATGGCTATGAGAAACGCAAGGCTGCTCTGGATCTCCAGCACAAAGAGGAGTTACAGCGTATTGACAAAGAGGAGAAAGAACTTAGAGAGGCAAGAAAAAAGGCTGGCAAAGGCGGTCTATCCCAGGAGGAGCAAGACGGCTTTACTGAAATGCGTAAACTGGCGGATCAAAGTTACCAGCGTGATCAGAATGATCTCTTAATTGCGGAGATCGCTGAAAAGAAAAAGCAATACCAGCTCTACTGGAGGTGGGTTGAGAATATGGGCAAGGATGTGGCGGATAAACAGTTTGCCACTCTCCTTTCCAGCGGTGCCTCCTATAAGGAATTTCTGGATAAACAGATTAAGGCACTCAAAGATAAGCAAGCCTCTGGGCAAACCCTCACAGACGGAGAGCAACAGCAACTCTTTACCCTGGATCTCCAAGTTAAAGAGATCTCTGGAGCAAAATCAGCTATGGATCTATTTAAGGATAGTGTAACCAGGACTATCAACCAGGCACAAACCCTGGCTGAAAAACTGGAGGCTATTGCCAATGCAAAAGAACGACTGGCAAACGGATCCTCTGGCTTGGTATCGGAGGATGATATTGCTGCTGCCAATCTTTTCCTCTCCCAAGAGGATGAGAAAAACCAGCAAGAGATTGAGGATCGTGTGCTCACTCAATTCCGAACCTTTGAGGAACAGAAAGCCTCTATCCAAAATGAGTATGCTTTATTGAGGGCGGAGGCTCAACGCCTCAATGATGAGGAACGGATTAAACAGATCAACCTCGCAGAGAGTGAGGCTTTATCAGCTCTCAATTCGGCTTTCCTTATGCAGAGTGAGAGTTGGAAAAATCTGTTTACGGATCTGGATGCTCTTACCGTGGATCAGATTGATAAGTTGGTAAGGGAGATCCAGGATAAGCTCAATACCGCTGATCTGAAACTCAATCCAGCCGATCTGAAAGCCGTTTTGGATAAGCTGGAAGAGGCAAAGAGCAAGATCCTGGATGTAAACCCTTTTAAGGCTTTGGGCAACTCACTCACAGAGGTATTCAAAAAGCAACAAGACGGATCTAAGAAAACCTCCAAACAGATAAAAACCGACTGGAAAAATCTATCAAAATCTACAGAAGCGTGTTTCGACTTTGTAAATGATGCTATTGCCAGTTGTGATGTATTGAGTGATCTGCTGGGCGATTCTGGCAAGGCTACAATGGAAATGATCCAGGGTATTACTATGGCTGGTATAGCAATGTCCTCTGCTATTAAAACAGCAGAGAAAGGATCGGTCATTCTTGCTGCTATATCAATAGCTCTCCAGGCTATCAGTTGGATTGCTGGACTTTTCAACAACGATAACAAGATAGAGGAAAGAATCCAGAAGATCCAGGAAAACGTGGATGCCCTATCAAATGCCTTTGATCGCCTACAACACGCAGCGGAGCAAACCTACTGGGTGTTTACAGATGAGGAGGCAGAAGCCCACGAAAAGAGGCTCAATGCTATCCGTGATCAGATTGCAGCTTTGGAACAACAAGCCGTTGTAGCGCGTCAGAGCTGGAATTTTGTTGAGTATGCCCAACTGACCAAACAGATCAAGGAGCTGAAATATGCTCTGGAGAAAGAGAATGGCAAAGGTGATATGTTCCAACTCTATGAACTCCAAAAACAGAACCTCAAAGAGCAACAAGAGCTAATCAAACAGCAGATCCAGGCGGAGAAAAGCAAAAAGAAAACCGACTGGGGAAAGATTGCAGACTGGGAAGAGGCTATCAAGGATATTGATACCCAGTTGGAGGATATGGAGAGGAGCATGATGGAAACTCTTGCTGGCACCGACACCAAATCTGCTATTGATGAGTTTGCTGATGCTCTGGTTGAGGCATATTGCCAGGGAGAGGATGCAGCGGAGGCTCTGGGTGCCAAGACTAAGGAGGTACTTAAAAATGCCGTTGTAGAGGCTTTGAAAAGGCAATACCTGGCAAAGGCTATAGATGAAGCTATACAGTTTCTGGGGAGTGCTATGGAAGATGGCAAACTGGATCCCTGGGAAAAATCAAAGTTTGAGGCTATGGTAAATGCTGCTGGCGAAACATTCAACAATGCTCTGGAAGGCATTGGTGATTGGATCAAGGATATGGATGGAGCTACCGAGGAAGAGGATGATCCTCTGAAAGGTGCGATCAAGGGCATGAGTGAGCAAACCGCTGATGTATTGGCTGGCAGAGCAAATGCCATTGTAATAAACCAGAGTGAAATGATCTCTATCGGTCGATCCTCCCTGGTGATCCAGGCAGAGATAGCAGCGAACACCAGGGCAACATCTGAAAAACTTGATACAATTATTAGGAAAATGGAAAATAATAACTCCCTGCTATCCCAAGGCATATCGTAA